TCACATAATCCACATTCTTTTGAATGCCTCTGCCACCAGCAATTAAAGTTCCATCAATGTCAACAATGATGACTTCATCTGCGTCGGAGTTTCGTTCGCCACCAGGTTCCATATCTTCGGCGATAGACACCGCAACCATCTGATCAATCGCATCTTGTTTCGTTGTGTGACAGCCGATCACTTCGCCATCTTCTTTGACGGTTGCCCAACCAGAACAATCTGGTGACTTGTCGGTAATGAAGTAAGGCATCAGACCAACAACAATACCTCAGCATCATCGTCCAAGATGCTGAAAGTTATTGTCCCGACTGCTTGCGCTTGCATTCCGTTCAAGGTTGTTGACGCGACCGCGTAGCGTCGTTTCGGTTGGATGACTGGTATCTCGACTTCTGGTAGTGGTTCAATTTTCTTGCGTCGTGGTGCGGCGTATTGTCGTCCGCCTGAAGGTATCGGTTCTGGTGTTGGTTCTGGTGGAGTGTCGGTTGCGTCAGCGGTTGCGACCAGCCCACCAAGATCGGCTGAAGCGATTGCAGACTTGGCAACTTTTGTTGTGGCCGAAGCATCAAGTCCACCAAGATCTGCTGAAGCGATAACAGTCTTTGAGACTTTTGTTGTTGCCGAAGCGTCAAGTCCACCAAGATCGGCTGAAGCAGTAGCGGACTTCTTTGCTTTGGCTTGCGCTGAAGAATCCAATCCGCCCAGCGGTGCTGAAGCGGTGACGATGTGTTTAACAGTTGCAGTTCCTGACGACGACAATTCGCCAAGCGATGTTGAAGCAGTTGCGAAGTGTTTGACGGTCGCTGATCCTGTTGCCGATATCCCGCCGAGTGATGAAGCACCTGTTGCTGTGGTTAGGAACTCTCCGCCGTCAAGAACTCGTGTGCCGTCAAGTTGACTTGAATCAAGTATGAATGCAAGACCACCATCAAGTCCGAACGTGGCGTCGTTCAGTTGGCTCGTGTCGAGCAGGAATCTTTTCACCGCCATAGCGGTACTAACTTGCGACGGTTAAGGACGCACTGAGATTGCCAGATGAGATTGTGTATGTGTCACCAGCGGTGTATGGGTTCGCTGTGATCGTGCCTGAGAACAAGAAGTTGCCGACTGTCAAACTATCCCAAGCAGTGAAGTGTGAAGCGTCTTGTGAACCAGCGATGTTCGTCCACGAGATATCTGCATCAGAGTTGATCGCACCAGCTGTCGCTGCACCGAACGACGCCGCTTTGCGTGTCGTCTCAGTCGCAGCGTTCGCTGTACCTGCTGCACCTGGATCACCTGTGTGAAGTTTGATGTACACCTGTGCGACCGCATAAGAAGTATTGTTCGCGAGCGCGTCAAGCCATGAGTTGCAAAGATAAGCAGATAAACCGTGAGCCATTAGTCTTCCGTTCTTTCAGTGATTGTTAAGATGCGACCATCTTTGTCGCGTTCAACTGTGCGCACAGTCGGCTTGTTCTCTGGGACGTTCACACGCACCACAGTTTCAGGAACATTGATGATCGGTGCTGCGACGTTCACGTTCGCTGGTGGGACGTTGACAACAACTTCTGGCATCGTCACGTTCACATCACGCTGGTTTACTTCGTAAGACGGAGCAGGTTCAACAACTGGTTGCAACATTGTTGGTGCAACACCAGTGTGCATGATTGGATCAATGTCAAGTGCTTTCAACACCGCTGAAGGTTCGAAGCCTGAGTTGATGAGACGTTGCGCCATAGAAGTTTTGCGGTCAAGTTCTGTGAGTCCTGCTGCACCTAGATCGACGTTCGCTAGTGGCACACGGTAAGTGTCGCCACCTTCTGCTGGTCGCAAGTCTTCAAATCGGCGGACATCGTTGATTGACATCCAACCTGCTTGCAACGCTGATGAATATCCTGCGACTCGTGAACCGAAGTCGCCGCGCATCAGACCGTCAAGGTTGAACTTGAGGAATGCGCCACGGCCGTCAAGAAGTTTTGAGTATCCGTCTTCAATCTTTGTGACGTATGGTCGGAGTGTGTGCATCACAAAGTGGATGCCGTTCATTTCAACAGATGCGTACGCTTGCGCACCTGGTTGCAACACACCAGCCATTGATGGTGGTACACGGAACGCACGAAGGATCTCTTCAACTGCGAACTGTCGTGATTGCAAGAACTGTGAATCATCTGGTGCGACTGAAGTTGTCGTGTACTTTGCTCCGCCGAACAGAATGCCTGGACGATGTGCGCGACGCAAACCTTTGTGACCTTCTTCGAATCCGTCAACAAGCGACTTCGCTTGCTCGCGTGTCAGATTGCCTGGGAACTCGATGATGCCAGAAGTATGTGAACCCTGACCGAAGAACCTTGCAGCAAACTCCTCAAGAGCCTTCGATAGTCCGAGGTTCTCTTTGACAAGTTCAATTCGTGAACGGCCACGAAGATCGCCAGGCAAACGCAACTCGGACAGATGAATCATGTCTTCATGCTCGATCACGTCACGGTTGTCAAAGACGTAGATGAGGCGTCGTGACTCGTCGCGCTTCACTTCAACTTTCAAAGGATTCAACACCGTCAAACCTGCGACACCTTGGTTGTCGCGAAGGATGCGTGTGAACGAGTTACCGTTCAACAGCATCGAGACAAGTACCTGCTGGAAGTGATCGGTGCGTGACACACCGACTTCAGGCATGTCAAGCCATTCTGGTCGTGGTCGGAATGGTCGGCGATCACCGTCAACGCGAATGTATGTGTCAACTGGCAGAGTTGAGATAGAGTCCGCGATTAGTCGGACACACGCATACACGGTTCCGATCTTGAGTGAATCTTCTTGCGTGACAACTGTGCCGGCATTAGTTGTGAACTGGAATGCGTCACCCGCAGCGAAGAGCGACTGATATGAGACAGCTCTTTCTTCGCCTCTTGGGTTGAACAGTCTTGACAGCATTATTGTTTATCTACTTTCTTTGACCGCTCCCAAGCCAAGGTGAAGGCAAGCAGAGATGCGCCCATGAAGATTAGCCCAAGTGGGACTGCAATGTAAAATATGCCGAGCGCAATCATGAACACTGCGACAATTTCCAATAGAACTATGATCATGTCTCTCCTCACACTACGAAGAACCCTGGTTGCTGAACACTCTCGACCCGTCTCGTTGCACGATCCACTGCCATCGCCAATGCTATCGCAGCATCAATCTTGCGTTTCGATTTACCTTTAGACAATCTCCAACCCATGTCGGTTGACCGTTGCGCAGCCGACAACACCTGATCGGTGAACACAGGATTGCCGTCATGCGCAATCTTCTGATTCACAATCATCTCGTAAAGAGTTCCGCAAGCAGGCACCATTCGCGCAGTTGACTGCGAGAACTCAACCATTGTGAACCCTTCATCAGACATCGCTTCGGCTGAGCGTTGGAAGAACGCTGGGTCATAAGCAAACTCTTGCACCGTGTACTCGCGACCAAGTTCACGAATGTGTTGCTCGACTGCGGCCACATCCATCACACCACCATCGGGATGCCAGATCTTTGCACGAACAACAATCCGACCAGACTCTTGCGGTTGTGCGACAACGACCGCGATCGAGTCATGCTTCAATGCCATGTCAATGCCGACGAACACAGGTATGTTCGGATCAAGTTCATCTTCGCTTCGACACAACTCCCACCCGCCCTTCGGCAGCCAGCTCTCGCCATCTGTGCGAACCCATTGGCAAAGTCGGTATCTGCGAAAACTAACTTCGGCTGTTTGCATCATTGAGATCTCCATGTCCTCAATGTCAAGAAGTCCTTCAGCCAAGTTCGGGTTCGCAGCAAACCAAGCGTTGCGATCTGAGATGTCACAGTCTGTTGGTGCTTCCCACCACCAAAACCCGAACCGCTCATCAACCTGATCACCCGCAATAACTCGCTTGCCATAGTTGTAAAGACGGCCACACAGAGAATCCAAGTCATATCCAGCAGTTGTGATTGCGATGATGTTCGGATCTTTACGCGCACCCGAACCCAACGTAAGCGCATTCCACAATTCTTCATTGGGCTGAATATGAGCCTCGTCGAATATGACGGTGCTTGGGTTAAGGCCCTGCTGCAACTTCGCGTCGCTTGACAGCACACGATAGATCGCACCCGTAGACGGAACTTCAATGACGTCGCGGTATACCTTGCACACACCCGACAACGCAGGTGACTGAGTGATCTGCCACTTCGCTTCATTGAACACAACTCGCGCCTGCTGTCTGTCACCCGCAGCCGAATACACCTCAGCACCAGGCTCACCCTCAATCAACCCGTATAAAGCGCAGAGGGAGCCAATAAGCGATTTTCCATTTTTCCTGCCCAAACCTATGAGGCTGCGACGATACCGAAGCAACCCATCATCACGACGCTCATACAGTCCGTCAAGAAGTGTGACCTGCCAGTTGGTAAGAATCAGAGGCTGACCGGCACGAACACCTTTGCTGACATGCAAGAACGTGCGGGCAAAGTCAACGACCTTGTGACCGTCAGATCGGCTGTATAACTTTGGCGTCGACCAGGTTGGAGTTCCTTTGTCGGTATGAGTCAAGCTCATTGGCCACCCTTATCTCGGCAAGACCAAGTCTCGCCCTGTCGCTCGGAGTGAACCCAAGCAAACTCATCCACGCTGTGCATTGAGCATCCATCTGCTCGATCTGTTTCACCGCTGGATGAGTCACAACCTGCCCGTTCGGCGACGTGTACCAACGATTCGTCACGTCCGTACCAAGCCAATCTTCCAACTCGTAGATCTTGTCGAAGTTCCGACACAACCGATTCATGATCGGCGCGTCGTGCAACTCGGACAGATGACGACGACCACCAGTCCACAAGACATCCCAATACGACCGACCAACCTTGCCAAGATTCTTTGGTGCGACCGGCACAACTGACAGATCCACCAAGGCAAGCGCACTCTCGGGCATGGGTGAAGCAGCCAATCCGTTGCGGATCCGTGAGCCTTTCAACCGCTTGCGCTCGATTGGGATGGCGGATGCTCCGCCGCCTGTTCCAGTCTTCGGTCGTGCCATGCACCCAAGCATAGGCGGTAGTGCGCAACCGACCACGCGGATATCCGCCA